GACACGACTTCCTGAACGTGTGTAGGTCTGGTGGGAATATCACTACGAAGCTTGACAATTGAAACGTCATAGCCTCGGTAATACTCCTTACCACAAGACTCTCTGAACTTTCCTGTCCAGAAAGACTTGTCACGGTTGACGGAGAGCCCAAAGCGCTCCAAAGTCGTGATGACCTCTTGCACATAGTCGATGGGGACAATCATATCATCCCCAAAGACGCGTACCTGGCCGTCAAAGAACTTAATGTCCTTAACGGTCAACCGGTGTCCGAGCTTCTTTTCTAATCCCATGAAAATCAAGGTCAAAAAGACCATGGCTTCCACAGGAAAGCAAAGAGCCGACCCCATAGACGCGTATTTGGCAAGGCGAATAACCTCACCATTTACGTCAGCCGTTCGCGAACGACAAGCCTGCAAACCCTCTTGCAAGGAGGGCCACAGACTAGTCATTCGGAGGACCAGCTGATTAGAAACACGGTCAGAGGCAGCGCTCAAGTCGAGCGTCGCAAGGGTACCATCTACGGAACCCTCATGAGCAAGATACCTGTTAGGTTCTTGATCATCAAAACTGATAAAGCGCGAGAGGATGTCATCCCTCTCGAAGCCTTCCACGATGGCCTCCAAAAGAGCCTGCTGCACATACTGCATGTGCACAGGTTCCTTGGCGATCAATCGAGGCGTTTTCTGAGTCTTAGGGACAGTAATTACCTTAACGGGTGGTTCCTGTCCCGGGGTGAGCCAGTTAAGTGCATGATCAAATGATAGAGAGTAAGAGGAAGCAAGAAACTCCCTCGCTGGAAAAAGAAACTCCAGCCTCTCTGTCCAAGTAGACCAATGATACTTCTTGTTTCCAAGAGTACCATCAGCGGTGGAACCTGGACCATGCTTCGGTATAACCTCGCCAGAGTAGATCTTTCGATCCAACTCTGAAAAGAGGTCTTTATACAAAAGCCGTGCAACACGCTCGAAGTCCTCAATTTCTTGAGGCAAGAGCGTTGCGTCGGACAACTTAACAGCTGCTTCACTTTCATAATAATCATCGAATGCGGCTGCAATCCTTTCGGGAGTGCAGTCGCGTTCAATTTTGCTCCACATGCCAGAAAACTGGCGTATAGAGTAAATTGAATCGATAGAAGGTTCTGAAAGTAGGACACCAGTACCACGATCGAAGATGAGATCAAAGAAACCTCCGAGAAATCGGGGGAGCCTGCCTTTAAAGGAAAATCCTTTAAAAAGGTCGTGATCAACAAAGCCTCTATCTAGACCTCTTTCGAAGTCTTTAGAGAACTTTGCAAGGGTGATCGTCAAAAACGAATCACCTTCATCATCGATACGCTTCTTGACCGTATTATTGTCAAGAAGGGTACTTATGCCGACTCGATCCCCAATATCATTGAGGATCAATTCTGCGAGTAACGTAAGGCTTTTCAAGCCTCCTCCTTCATAAGGGGGTAGTGCTTCCATTAGCCATGCATTACACGTAGGGTTCAGTGCCTGCTGGCCTTACC